AGAAGAAGAAATAGAAAAAAATAGTGAAATGATCTATCAAGATTATCAAAATATGTTATATGAAGACTTTAAATATCAATTAGATGAAATTAGAAATGAGTTTAAAGAAATTACTTTTGATGATATTTACTTTGATAGTAGCAGCCAAGGTAGCTGGATTGATACAATTAAAAACTTTAAATTAAATGCAAGTATTAACATATATGATGAAGAATTGTGGGTAGATGATATTGATTTACACTTTAGAAAGTATATAAGGGATGACTTTGAAATATATGTAGATAATTATTATATTGATGATGATAAATTAGCTAGAATTGAAAACACTAAAAAATACAAAAATTGGTTAAGTGAACAATATACTTTAGTAAGTAAATGGATTGATAGAGTTAATGAAATTAGTAAATATATGTTAGATAGAGAATATTCCTATCCATATAATTTAGATGATGAAGAAGATTCAGATTGGCTAGAAGGTTGGTTTGAAGGTCAAGAGTTTGAAACTATTGAGGAGGTAAAATAATATGTTTGTAGAAGAAAGAAGTGGTTTATCTTATGTAGGTAAACACCATTATAGTTTATTAGAAGGAAAAACAAGTAAAGGTTATACAAGTGATATTCTATTTATTTATAGAGATACAACAGAAGAAGAATTAAAAAATGGTTTTAGTGGGGAGATTGTAACTTGGATCTATGGAGCAAGTAATTTAGAGGCATTAAAGGGTATTATTCAATATGAGATAAAAAAATATGAAGAAAAGGATGAAGAAGATTATGAAATTATCTAAGGAAAGTATTAAATATTTATATAATAAAATTGGGGACATTGACATTGATAAATTATATATGTATAGTTGTTTAAAATGGAGCGGTTTTGATGATGATTTAGCTTTTGATTACATTGATATATTAAGACAAGTATGGTTAAAAGATGAAATGAATAGGAGTTTATCTTATTTAAGTGACGGTCTGTTTGATATATATAATTCTATTGGTAACAATACTTTAAAATTATCACCAAGTGAAATATTAGATAAATTTTATTAGGGGGGGGATATGTATGTTATATGATTTGAGTTGTCGATACGATAGTAGAAATAGTTTTTATGGTAAAGCAACAGTAGAAGAAAAACATACTATACAAGACAATATGAGATATACTGAAATTAATTTATATAGTTATGGGACATTAGTTGCTAGAATAACTAAAAATGAGGAAACTTGCTTAGCTACTTGTGAATATTTAGGTAAATATAGTCAGACAACAACAAGACACCAAAAAGAGTTTTTTAGACAATACGGTTTATCTGAAAAAGAAATTAAAGAATTATGGAAAAAAGGAGTATTGGAGGTAAAAGAGTATGGAAAAAATTAGTATTGATTATGATTTAAACAAAGAATATATAACAATTAGAGTATGTGAATATTGTAACGGAGTGAAATATTGTGAAAAAGCATACGATACACAAGAATATAAAGAAAGAGAAGCAGCATTATATAATGATATATTAGATACTTTTAACTTAGATTGTAGAAATATGAGTGAACAGTTTTATAATATGTTAGACAATATGTGTGAAGAAATTATAGAAGAAATAAATGAAAGTTATGAGGGATAATAATGACAACATTAATTAAAGTATATGAAGATAGTTATGACTGTCAATACGAACAATATTTTTTAGTAGATATTACGAGAGAAGAAAAAGAAAAACTATTAAAAGTATGTAAAGAAATAAAAGATTTAGATTATTATGATGAAAGAGAAGAAAAATTTGGTAGTGAAAGTATAATTGAATGTGTTGAAAATTATATTGTAAATAATCTTAAAAAAATAGACTTTGATAGAGTTGAAATTGATACATATTAAAAGAAGGGAGAACAGTATGAATAATGATAAACATTGGGTTGAAGAATTGATAGAAAAATATGATAATTGGGAAGATTTAGTAAAAGATCTGATTAAAGAGAAATTATGGAATTATGAAAATCAAGAAGAGTACGGTTGTGATTTAGCTTATAAGTTATTTGAAGGAGAAAATGTAGATGGATCATTTACTTATTCTACTTATTGGAGTATTGAGTTAATAAGAAAATATTGGGATGACTTTTCTGATTTATACCAAAATTTTGTTGATAGTACAGGAACTACTTTAAATCCATTTGACAGTGCTGAGGGGTTCGTAGTGGTAATGCTATTAGAACAAGCACAAAATATACTTAGTCAATTAGATATAATTAATAAATATTGGAATGATAAAATTGTTTTAAACAAGAAAAATATCAATAAGATTATAAAAAGCATGGAACTATAAGAGAGGGGGTATCCCCTCCCCTTGCCTAAACAAACAAAATAAGATATTATTATAATAGAGAGAGGAATTAAAATGAACGATAAAGATATAATTAGAATTACAAAAACTTCTAACGTGCGTGTAGAAAACACACACAACGGGTTTATGTTTCCCGTACAAAACGTATTAGAAATTGAATATAGAGATGGGGGGGTACGTGTATTAGATTTAATGGCACAACGTGATATAACTGATATAGATTATTTAGTAGTACACGATTCTTCCAATACTAAACGAAAAGATTTATTTAAAGAAGAAGATTAATATTGAAAAAGAAAGGAAATTGTGGTATAATATAGCCAAATTAATGGGGTGATATAATGAAATATTGTTATATAAGAGTTTCAAGGGATACACAAGAGTTTGATAGACAAGTACAAATATTCAAAGATAGAGGTTATCTTAATGGTGTAAATTGTACTTACATAGAAGAAAAGTTTACAGGAACTAAAATTAATAGACCTGAGTTTACACGCTTACTTGATACTATGGTGGAGGGGGATACCCTAGTAGTTGAAAGTCTTTCACGTCTTTCTCGTGGTGGGGTTATAAAAACACTAGACTTAATTACAGATCTAGTGCAAGTAAGAAAAATTAATGTTATCATATTTAAAGAAGGTTTTGAGTTAAGAGCTGGGGAGCAGCCTAACTCCACTACTAGCTTACTCTTAGGTATATTCTCGGTATTAGGACAATTTGAAAGAGATTTAATTAGTGAACGTACCAAAGAAGGACTAAAAGCAGTAAAAGAAAGTGGTAAGAAATTAGGTAGAGCATATTCTGATAGAGCTAATAAAGAAAACTTTATAAAGGTATTAGAATATATGATAGATACCAAAACGGGTATATTAAATTCTTGTCATTTACTAGACGTTCCACTATCTTCCTTCCAAAAGAAATTAAAATTATGTAATGAAAGATACCATACAAAAGATTATAAAGAAATACTTGATAAACTAAAGGAGGACTACGAATGGGATTTATTCTAGCTATATTATTAGGACTTTGGTTAGCATTATGTGAGTTTTCTAAAACAAAATAGAGAGTTATTAAAACTCTCTTTTTTTATTCTGTATATTCAGCATCTATAATATTGTCTTTTTTTAGGTGTGCTAGTTTTTCTTGTATTTCATCAATGTTTGCTACTTTCTTATGTTCCACTACTATTGGTTGAACTTGTTCAGTTTTTCCCATAGCTTTTTGAAGATATATACTAGATATTTCTTTTGTTTCTCCTGTTAGAGAGGAGGTGGCTAGTACCCCCAATAAATATGAGTGAATGTAATTCATTACATCTTTTCTTTCTGAATCTACTAGCCAGTCATTATATGTTGTTCTACTTATACCCATAAAATTAGCAAAACTTTCTACTGTTGGGGGGAAGGGTTTTATTTCATTTATTTTGTTTATCATATCTAGGTATAGATCAAAACCAATTCCTATTTCTTGGGGGGTGTAGGATACATACCTACCTAAAGCATTTTCTAATAAACTTCCCCTCGCAATATATGACATAATTTGTATATTATTAATATCTTTTTTATTTAATAAGTTTACTATTAATTCTGTTGTTTCTTCCATCTTCTTTTTTAGATTAGGTAACAACATATTTTTAGATTCTTCTCTTATTTCATTTACAAGTTTTTGTTTTTCTATTTCTTTTTTATCATTATTCTTTTTTGTAGCATTAACTCTTTTTTCTATTGATTCAGGACTAAACTTTTTCACGTGTACTCACCTCTTTGTTGAACTTCTTCCATTAGACCTAGGCGTACCCGTCTGATAATCGGAATATTCCCATAAATCTTTTTCTAACTGACAATAATAGTTTTCTTTGTTATTATTTTTAGCTTTGTATAACCATAAAATATAGTCATCAAAGTAATTAAAAGTTGTCCCATATTTCCTATTAATGAAAGTAACAAATTTTGTATCAATTTTACTTATATAACTCATATACCATCCTTTTTATTATTAATAGGAGCTACCACAGGGGAAATGGGGGCATCCCCCATGGCAATATCATTATAATATTAATTTTACTCCTATTTCACTATCGTTCTAATAATTGTTTTATTTTTGAGTAATATCTCCATATTGCTGATAAACTATTTGGCTTTATATTTTGAAAATAGTTCTCTCTTGCAACTTCTTCTACTGCTTTAGTAGGGGGGCTACCCCCTAGTATCTTAGCAAATAGTCTACAACATATATCATCTGATGAAATATTACTTAATACACTACGATATTTCCCCAATAGTGTTCTTTTATTTTTTATGTCTAATTCTAACATTTTTTGCATTTCTTCGTTGTCTGTTCTTTTCACAAAACCCTCTAATGCAATAATTTCCATTTCAAAATTATTCATATACTTTAAACACTCCTCCATTTATGCTCCTTTATTTTTATTTATCTATTTCTTTTTGCCTATATGGTATTTTTAAAACATCATAACTTTCTTTAAATAATTCACATACAAATCTATATTGATTTTCATTTAGTAAGGCTAATTCCTTTTCAGTATCGTGTTTATAACTACCATAAGGGCATCCCATACACCCTGTTCTACAAATATGCTCATATACTTTTGGTATTTCAATATTATATTTTTTGTATATCTTATCTAACAATTCATCAGATAAATCATAAAGTGGTATGAATTTTTTGTTTTTAGTAAAGCAAGATTTATATTGTTGTCTTCTTAATACACTTTCTCCACCACGAATACCTAATATAGCTTTAAGTCCTGATTCTTTTTCAAAATCATGGGCTGGTTTTTTCTTAAGATAATAACAACATAGGTGGGTTATATTATGAGCTTTACCACTTTTAATATATTCCCTTGCTACTTTAGATATTCCTTTAAATCCTTTATCATACGTTCCATCTATTTTTTGTTGTATTGTTTTAGAGGGTTTTAAACCCTTTTTTAAGGCGTTTTGATAGTAGTAAATATAGAAGTCTTGTTCTTTACTAAAGCAAGGAATACCATACTTTACTTTGATTTCTAGTGGCTTTAATTTAGGAAGTAAAACAATATCACAATTATTTTTAATTCTATTTAATATTTCGTGATGTTCCATATATGTATTAATACCAACTATCTTAATATCATCTCTTTTAAGATATTCTTTAATAAACCAATATAAGAAATGACTATCTTTACCACCACTATATGATAAGTAATATGTATTGGGTTTTATTTTATCAAATCTTGATTTTAAATCTATTAAATAAAACTCTACCTCGTCCATAATTAACTCCTCTTAATAACATACCATTTATCGTCTTTCCTGATCCTCTTCCAATATTTAATATTGTAATAAATATATTGCACGTCCTTATCAAAATATTCTGCACAATCAAATGATGTATTAAATATTCTTAATAAATTTCCATTGGTGTCATACATATACACTTTCTTTGTGTTAATTAATTTTTTCATAATTTCCCTTTCAACATTAAATCATATAAACTTCCCTCTCTTGGAAAGTTGTAATGATAACCTATTATTCTTGTAAATTTTTCAGTTGGTTTCTTTTTTAATAACTCTTGATACAAGTGAAAATCTTCACCTGCTCTTATTTCAGGACATCTTGTATCTCCTAAAAATTCTCTTCTTATAAATCTAGCACATCCACTACACAAACATTCTTTATTTTCTTCAACTATATCAAATAATGAACCATCATTCTTTTTTAGATTCATTACAACTATATCTGTGCCATCTAATTCCTCATCTATAATGCGATTATACTCTTTGGTATATAAATAGTCATCTGAGTCTAATTGATTGATATACTCGCCTTTAGCATTGTCATAAGCTGTGTTTTTTGCACTACCTAATCCTTTATTCTCATAATGTTGTATTATTCTTATGTTTAAATCAGGATGTTCAAACATAAACTCTTCTACAATTTCATAAGTTCTATCATTACTGCAATCATCAATTATAAGTATTTCTATATCATCCCTAGGGGGTATGCTATATAATGCTCTTAATATATAATCTTCTCCATTGTAAACAGGTATAAATATCGTGAGTTTAATCATTTTTTTCAAACCTTTCTCTCATATCTTGTATCTTATTAGATGAATCAGCATCCATAGTTCCATCATCAATACAAACATAAGTTTCATCTAATACTTGTTGAACATTTACATCTAGTCCATTAAGATAACGATATAATTCCCATACAATAGGGGTACGAATTGTTTTACCCTCATCCTGTAGTTTCTTTACTTCATTTACTCCATTCATAAATGTTTCATAATCTACCACTTTATATGCAAAAGGTTCTCCCCAGTTTTCATGATAAATATTCTTCGCATCACTTGTTCCAAACAACGTGTTTTTAGTGCATTTAAACCCCACTATTGTGCGAATTGCTTCTTCTGTGTAATACACATCTCCAAACATAAAACAAACCTTATCAGATGGTTTAAAATATGGATAAAAGGCATCTAACCAGTATCCTTCTTGAATACCATCCTTAACTTTATATGTGTTCTTGTGTTCTAGTCTAGGGGCATCACAATTATCAAATCTAGGATCTGTACTTGTAATATATATTTCGTTAATTCCATTTTCTTTTAATAATCGTATTGTTCTATCAACTAATCTTTCTCCATTTATAATAGTTAATTGTTTTGGTGTTTCAAAGTTTTTATATTCACCACCACACATAATTACATATTTCATTTTTCTTCCTTAACACTATGTTTTACTCTATCTTTTTCTTCAGCTCTTTTACCATTGTTGAATCTTTCTAATGTTCCTACTAAATATCCTGTTATTCTTCTGATTCTTTCAAACTTAACACCTTTGCCTACTGTTTCTTTTTCTTTCATTTATTCATCACCACCAAATGCTCTGTTTTCCCACATTTTTTTGTCATTTGTATTAGCATTTTCACAAACTTTCCAAATGACATAGTCTATTGGTTTTGTATATGGTGAGTTTCCTAATCCCCACTCAATATAACAATTTGCTACATCTTCATTAGTTATTCCACCACCATCTTCATTACTTTCCCATTTTTTCTTAAACTCTTCCCTAGTCATTTATCTTCACCTCTTAATTCTTCTAGTTTATCTAAAACTACTCGAAAATCAAAACTATATAATTCATCATCTTTTTGTTCTAACCATTTTTCTAATTCATTAATTATGTTATTAAGTCTATCAATTCTTTTTAAACTTAAAACATATAATTGAATTATTGTATCTCTATCTAATATATCTAATTTATGTATTTCTTCATCAATGTTTTTTAAATCTAAATTAAGTTTTATATTCATTTATTCATCACTCCTACCTGTTTCTAATTCCTTTATTTTATCTAAAATATCTTTATCTTCTTCTACTCTTGCTCTTGTTGGTATATTATCAACATCTTGCCATTCTGCAATTTCTAATTTTAAATATTCTTTTAATTCATTAATTATATTATCTTTTCTTTGGAGTTCTTGTTGTAATGTTTCTATCTCATCTAATAACTCATGTGGTTGTGGTACTCTACCATATTTATTTAATGCTCTAATTATTGTTGCATTTTCTTTACATATCATTTGTTAATCACCTTTACCTTTTAAAATATTTAATAATTTATCTAAATCATCGTTTGGTTTCCCACATTCTTCACCTAATGCAACCCAAAAATTGTCATCATTGTCTATATATTCAACTGCTTTTTCACATCTTGATTTATAATTATCTCTTTCCAACTCAATATTCTCTATTTTTTCTATTATTATTTTTCTACCAGTATAAGTTAAATTATGATTATATAATTCTTTTATCAAATTCATAATTTTCATTTATTCATCACTCCTACCACTTTATTTTATCTTTTAAATAACTTTCTTCAAACTTTCTACCATCTAACATTTGTGTAAATATATCTATCATATCTCTTGTTAATTGATAACAATGTATGCTATCACTATCTTCTAATTTCTCATATTCGTTGTATAAACACTCACGATATAATTTACTTATTTCTTCAAACGATAAATCTTGTTGTAATTTTTCTTTATATTCGTGTACTTTCCATAAATCCATTATTCATCACTCCTACCATTTAAAATATTCATTAATTCATAATCATAGGCAGTAGATATTCCATCTGGTATATATTCTTTATTTACTACTATCATATTATGTTCTTTTATATATTCTATTGCTTTTTCTATTTTATGTTGTTGATGCTTTATTATTCTTTGTGCTAATATCATATCTTTATCTTTTAACATTTTTTGTGTAAAATCTTTTGCTATTTCATCAATATATATGTAAAACTTTTCCAATTCATTTGTTTCAAATAAAGGTAAATTAAAATTATACTTCGTATAATCTGCTGTTGTAGTTGTTGTTAATTTTACATTTTTATCACACATTGTTATTTGACATACTCCACCTTTATTGTGTTCACAACTATAACCACATATTCTATTTTCAATCATTATCTTCACCATTTAAAATATCTATTAATTCATCTACATTCCACATAAAAGTTCCTACTTTTAATTTTCTATTTCTTAATTCATCACAATTATAAAAGTCTGCTCGTTGTTGTGTTATAGTACTTTTATTTTTATTAATAAATTCAGCTGCTTTTTCTATTCTTGACTTATAATCTACCAATAAATTTACTTCTTTAACATAATCACCAAAGGTTGTTGTTTCTTCATAATGTTTTATTTTTTGTTGTAAATTAGTTATGTGATCTAATAAATAAGGAATTGCATAATATAAAGGAGTATCATAATAGCAGTCTTTTTCTAAAAACCCTCTTAATATTTTTTTTGCTTTTCCTATTGTCATTTTTTCTTTTATTTCTTTATTCATTTATTCCACCCCAATTCTTCTACTTGTTTATTTATTGCTTGTAATTCTTCTATTGTGATAATTTCATCACTAATTGCTATTGTTTTATCTCTTATATTAAACACTATCAATTTTGAAGAATTTTTTTTATAAAATGCAAACTCAAACTTTGATTTACCATAATCAAAACTTGCATAATACTCTAACTTTTTAAACATTTCTTTTGCACTCATTATTACTCATCTACCCAATAAGTCATATTATTTAATTGTTCTTTTGTAACAATTCCTTTTAATATATAACTACCACTTTCTATATATCTTGTAAAATGTTTTAATTCTCTTTCTGTTTCAGCAATTCTAGGCACTACAATTCCACCACAATCATCAGGGTTTATATCTATATACATTAAATCACCTATAGTTATTAAATCTATTATGTTTGGACTTGATTTGATTATTAATTCATTTATATTAGTAAATTCTTTACTTCTTTTATTGGTTCTTTTTGGTATGGTTAAATCTTCAAAAAACCAATAATCATTAGTTTCATTTTCTAATTTAGTAATTCCTACGAATTTATTATATGTTTCTATGTTTACTCTTACATAATCTCCTATTTTCATTACTTATCACTCCTGCCATTTAATCTTGCATATCATACCAGCTATTATCTCTTCCAAATATTTCATCTTGATATTCACTTACTTGCTTTTTTAATCTTTCATTTTCTTGTTGTAAATTAGTTATGTAATCTAATAATACTTTACAACCTGATGATGTTATATGAACTATTCTATCAACCTCATTTTTATAATAAAAATCAGTAATTACAGGATTATTAATACATTCTTGTAATGTACCTATAATTTCTTTTATTTCATTATTCATATTTACCCTCAAGTATAGCTAATAGACCATCAATTTCTACTTCACCTAAAAACTTATTATCATCTCTTCTGTAGTATTCATCTTTTATGTATTCTATTGCTTTTTCTTTTCTTGATCTGTAATCATCTCTTTCATTAGCTATCTTCATAATTGCATAAAATAAGTTTTTTGCAGCATCATTTAAGTTTTCTACTCTCTCTTTTTCAAATGCTCTTAAAGTTTCTATTAATTCTTCATCATTCATTTTTTTCCACTCCTTATTATGCAGAACATTATAAAACTAAATATAAATACACCAAATAATAATCCCAATATAAAATTTCCCATTGTTTCTCCTTATGTTTTAATCAACCTTTTAAACCCCTTTTTAAAACCTTCAATATCTCCACTTAATATTTGTCCTCTTAATGTAAGTAATTGTTGTCTTGTTAGTCTTTTACGATATTTCTTTAATAGTTTTATATATTCATTCATAATAACTCCTTAAATATTGCCATTAATACATTAACTACAATAGAATCTCCAGCTAAATGATATAAACTAGCATTATTTTGATTTCTAGCACAATTTTCATAATCTTCATCTTTTACACCCATTAATCTAAAACATTCTTTTGGTGTTAATTTCCTTATTCTTAAATTATGCTTAACACTAGGTCTATCTATTGTATTTAAACTAACACTTTCATTATGAGTTCTAGGACCATGCCCATAACCATTTGGAAAAGTAGTTGTTGCCATTTGTCCTTCTTCAAATTTATCAACAATATCACTACCAATATATCTTTTTATGTTTCCATCATCTGTAAATAACTCTTTTTCACTTGGAGAATAAACTGTTTCTTCCCCTGTTACAACAACACCTTTAGATTCCCCACCTTTACAATCTAATGTTTGTATTTTATCTTTTTGTACAGTTCCACGATGATGTTCCATTCTACTTGAAATATCTATATCATCACCTTCTGTTGCTTCTAAATATCCTTGCTTAGTAGCATTCTTTACTAATATCATCCCAGCAGCATAAGCACCACTTCTTGTTGTTAAAGTAGGGGATATATTAGATTTATCAGTTTTTTCCATATTCTCTAATGGTTTTTCATAAGCATTCCAACCTTGAATATCTTCAATTTGTTTATCACTTAAATAATATTTTTCATCAACATTATCTTCTAATAAATCTTTTAATTTTAATTTCAAAGGTATAGGTTTAGGAAATGTATAATTATAATCTCCCAATAAACTTACCATAAATGTTCTATTTCTTGTTTGAGGTATTCCATAATCAGTAGCTATTAAGTCTTGAAAATAATTTCTATAACCTAATTCTTCTAATCTATCTTTCCATTTATTAAAATCATCTAAATTATCTTCACTATGTATTTGTGGTACATTTTCCATTAGTAATACTTGTGGTAGTTGATTTAACTCATAACATTCAGTTAATATTCTTTCTACTTCCCATAACATTCCAGATCTTGTCGATGTGTCACTCATTCCAGCACCTTTACCAGCAAGACTTAAATCCTGACATGGGAAACTATAAGTCATAATATATTCATACTTATCTGTATCTACTATTTCTAAATCTTTACCTTTGACTTGTTGTATATTTACTAAATTATTGGTTATATATATATTTTCAGTTATTGTTAAAAGTTGTTGCCTACTTAATCTTTGTATTTGTTGTTTTGTCATAGGTTCATTATAGTTGCTTGATATTCCTAAATTATATAAAATATCTATTAAATATTCAGTTTTATCATCTTGAAATCCATAAGGATGAAATTCATTAGTGAAGTGTATATCTTTGTATGCTTGAATGCTTTTAACAGCCCACTCACATATTTTCCAATGTTCGAATGGCACTCCTAGATATTTCAATGCTAATGCTTGACTACCATATCCGCTAAACAGTTCTATTAATCTAATTGGTTTAGTTATTTTTTTCTTTTCATATATCACATCAAATATTGTTGTTTGATTTCCCATTTATTTCTCCTATAATATAGTTTTTATTTTTCTCTTAGTACCATCCAATTCAATTTCAGTTATACTATTTGATACAGGTATCATTCCTAATTTTTCTCCATAACCTTCAGACTCTAAAAAACTATTAGACATTAGATAATACATTTCTTTCTTGTTAAGTGAATTATTAGCATAGTCAGGAATCCATATCTGTTGTTTCATAGACATAGGGGTATGTGTATGGCTCATAATATATATATCAGCAATAACTACTTGACTCATCTCTTGTAATCTATTAGCTTTACCACCAACTTTTCTACCACCACCAGATCCATGATAACCAGTTATTTGATAACACATAGGTCTTTTTGCACCTTCTACTTTTTGACCAAATCTCAAATATAAATACCACCAACTTTCAGCATATTTATTTTCTATACCTAATTGTTTTGCAGCTAGTCTAGTAATATCTATATTTGTTTCTTTAGTAATTCTATCTTCATGATTACCTGTACTAATAACTAAAATCTTATCTTTAATTGGTTCAATTAAATCTAACATTAAATTTAATTGTTCCATTGGACTTATATTGTCCTCATATACATCACTCTTACTATTTTTTAATGCACAATTACAAAAATCCCCATTTAGTATTGTGTATGTATTTTCTTCTTCCTTAATTCTCTTTAAGGTATCCTTAAGTAACTTCATATTTAATTGTTTATCCCCTAAATGAACATCGCTTATTGGAATAATGCGAAGTTTCTTAATGCTATCACTTAATTTCAAATTAATTATTTTCATTTATTCCTCCAGTATCTTTAATAATTTTAATAACCTTTTCAAATAGTCAACCTTTGTCATTTTTACATATTGTAAGTGCTTTTTATCATTTTTCTTTTCTTCTAAATCTACCCTTATTATTTCTTCTGTTATGAGCATTTTAAACTCTTCAATTTTTTCCCTCATTTATTCTCTCCTTAGGTGGTCTACCACGCCTTTTCTTAGGTTCTAATATTTCTTGAATATCTTCATCAGTTAATATTCTATTTTTATATTGAGATCCTAAACTCTTTACTGTCTTATATACTTCGTGCAATAAAAATTGTCTTGTATCTTTACCAGCTAATTTTGATTTATGAACATTATAAGTATTTTCTATCTCGTGTTCATTATTTAAACTACGTCTTGCTAATCTTAACTCGTGTATTTTCTTAATAATTCTTATACTAGATAATTCACTTAATTCATTATTTTCTATCACATGAAGATAATCACTTATTTGAAAATCTACTTTTTGCAATTCTACGGATTGTGTTTCTATCATATTATCTATTTCGTCTAATAGATTTATTACTTGCTTTATCTTTTCTAGTATTATCTCGTTTCTCATTTTCTAATTCCTTTTCCAATGCTACAACTCTTTTGGTTAGTTCATATAATTGTCTTTGACAGTCATCTTTTTCCTCACCAAATTGATCGTTTATTTGTTTGTTTTTTAAATCTATTCTTGATAAATAATATGCTATATAAATTACTGATAAAACTGCGATTATTATTACTATATCTACTACTATATCTACTAATATTTTCATAATTTTCCTTTCTAACTATTGCTCTCTTAATTTGTAAACACTCACAGTTTTTCCAGAAAATTCACATTTAGTTTTACCAATAACTTCTACTTCCCCATTAATACACAATTCCGTTAATCGTGGACTCGAAAAGTTTCTCTCTGATGTAGGAATATATCCTTTTTTAAACATAATTATCGCTATTTGTTTAGCTGTTAATTCACCCCATTCAGCAAGTATTTCTTTTATCTCACTATATCTCTTTTGTTTATCTACTTTCTCATAACTTTCTTTTCTAGTTTCAAGTGTAATATTTTCACCATAATTTCTTTCTATCATATACGCTCCTTATTTTATTTCTCTAAACTCAAAACCCTCATATTTGTATAACAATAATTTCTTTTCTGCTCGATTTATTCGCTGCCATAATATTTTGTATTTTATTCCTAATAACTGTGCTATTTCACCTAATGATTTTATTTCACCATTATATTCGTATTTTTTTGTTATTCTTCTATTTCTTGTATTTTCTAACTTGCTAACAAATCTACAATTATTTGGTTCATAATTTCCATTAACATCAATTCTATCTATTTCTAAATCTGAATTATAATTATTTTTGTAACACCAATCTTTAAATGCAACAAATGAGTTCCATTCATTACAAACTTTTATTCCTCTACCACCATAATTTTTATAAGATATATCTTTAGGATTATTACATCTGCTTTGTATATGCCACCATTTTTTATATAATTTATAATCATTAGAAATATAATTGTTTTGCATATTATCTTTAGGTAAAAACTTTCTTCGTGCTATAAACATACATTCTTTACTACAATATGTATTTCTAGTAGTGCGAAATTCTTTGCCACAAGTCTTACATTTTTTTACTGCCATTATCTATCACTTCCCTAAAATCTAAATCTTGATATTTGTATAAAAGCATTTTCTTTTTTATTTTGTAAACTTTGTCTTTTGCTGTAAAACTTGATTTAACATCCTCCACTATAACTTTGCCATTCTCAACATATCTAAAATCTGCTATATAAGTTATAGGGCGGTATTTTTTCTTATCTCTTGTAAACCCTTCTTGAAGAAGGAAAGGCGGTTGGAGTTCTAAGTTAGATATTTCACCTAATGCTTGCCGCCTTTTCAACTCTATATAGCGTTTACTCTCTTTCTCTGAGTCAAACGTTATACCATCAATAATCGTTTTTTTACTTAGATATTTCACTAATCCTTCTTTTCTTCACCTTTAGTATTTGCTTTTTTTCTTGGTGTTTTAGTGCTACTTGTTTTTCTCGTGTGTTTTTTATCAATGTTTGTCATATCTTTTAATGCTTTTTTTCTTGCTTCCTTATATGCAGCAATATCTTCTTCTCTAATCTTTTTTCTTACTATATAGTTTCTTTCAACAACTATATATTCAGTTAGTAGTAATGGAACTAATACTAATAACATTCCAATTACTATTCCTGAAATTAAATCAGAATGAATAATAAATGTATTAATTACACATAATAGTAATGCTAATATGTTGATAACTAATAATTCTATTCTTACTGAATCAAAAAAGTTGTATGTTCTATGTTTTTTAACAAACTTATCTAATTCCTCTTCTGTATTTTTTCCACTATTTAATACTATTCTTTCAGTTATATCCATTCTTTGTAATACCCAGTCATTTTCAAAGATAGGTATTAAATTAAAATCTCCTGCTAGTTTTTCATTTATTTTATTTATTTTCTTTAAATTCATATTTCCCTCCTAAAATGGTAATTCATCACTTTCTATTTGTTCACCCATATTTCTAAATGGATCATCACTCATTGCTTTAGCTACTATTTCAGCATCTGTTATTTCTTCTTTATCTTCTTTCTTTGTTTCAACTTTTCTATCAAACTCTATACTTTCAACAATTACGTCTGTTGTCCTAACTGTATAACCTTCATCATTTTCATAAGAACCAGTTTGTATATGACCTAATACAATAATTCCACTACCTTTATGAAAATATTTGCTTATTGTTTCAGCTACATTACCAAAAGCAACGCAATTAATAAAGTCAGCATCATAATTACCTTCTTCGTTCTTAAAATCTCTTCTTACAGCAACACTAAACCTTGAAACAACTTTTCCACTTTGTGTACTATGAGATTCTACATCTCTAGTCAAATTACCCCTTAAAAAAACCTTATTCATTATTTCTTAATTCCTTTCTTAATTTCATTTCCATTTTTTCTTTAAATTCACTTTCTTTAGATGGATACACTACTCTTCCACACGTTCTACATATTGCAGAGTGATTCGTGTAGAATTGTAATGATTTACCGCATTGACAATAAATGCGTAATCCATTAGATTTTTCTTCATATCTCTTGTCCTTCTTCATTTTCTAACCTCATATATTCTTCAACCAAAGCCCATGCAAGTCTTTCATTAATTGGTATTGGAACAAATTTACGAGTATTATCTCTTAAATGAAGTCCTCTTAATCCTTTTATCTTTTTTCCATAGCATTGTTGATATGCCATTCTATAAAGATTTAATTGATAACCCAAATAGTCTTTATCTAATGTGCTGGTACGCTTAATATCAGCAAGATATAAACCACCATTAATCTGAAGAAGTAGATCAAGTCTTCCTGCTGCTACAGGAATATCATCTTTAAACAAAACAATAGGTATTTCATTATCAACTACTTCAAACTGATAATGTTTTTGTAAGAAGAGAAAGTTTCTTACTTCTTTATAATCTTCTTTTTCACCTGTCTTACATAACTTCTCTATTGCTTCATGAATTAGTGTTCCTTTTTCAGCAGCTTTATTTAATATTCGACTATCTACACCATCATATTTTTTACCAAAATTAGTTTTTAATATTTGAGTTATGCTAGGAAGACATATTCCATCATATATGTATGTATGTGTGTCATCATCGTATTCAAGAGTTCCACCCTTGATTTCCCACGTTTGCATTATTTAACTTTTATACGAACACTAGGTTTCACTTTCGTAAACTTAATGTATTCATCATACATATCTGGATAGTCTTCTCTAAATTGTTTAGAATCAAATGTTTCTCTTTCACTTTCTTCAACATAAGTGATAATCACATCTGGTGTTTCTATTTTCTTTATATCTTTGTTTCTCATTTCTTCCATTAATGTTAGAGTCAAATCATCTTTCTTTGCTTTTAATTTATCTTCTAATAATTTAACTTCTAACACTTTATTAACCAATTCTTCACTTGCTAGAACTATATGATTTTCTACTTTTATTAGTTCCATATTATTCTCCATTTTCTTTCTTGTTTTCATTTATGATCCATTTAACAAGTTCACTTGCTTTAGTAGCAGGTAAATCTTCTAATTTATCTATATTGTTTTTTGCTAGTAATGTTTCTAAATCTTTACCTACATATCTTTTTTCAATAATTTCAATTTGCTTTGGACTTGCTTTTAAGTTTGTCTTACTTTTTTTCTTTTCAACTTCAGTATTATCCATAGCATCAATTACTTCACCATCAGTAATACCAAAAGCATTTAGATATAAATAACGTTTATAATACGTATTTAATGCACCTAAATATTGAATATCTTGCATACTTGGTACTTGAATATAATTACCTTCAGAATCTTCCATATAATCACCATTTTTATCTTTTTTAAATGTTAATGGTGTATCAAATAACTTGAATGGTATTCTATATTCTTGTGTTTCTTCACCTTTAATTAAAGTAAGTTTTGCTACCATTGTTTCATTTATATCTGTTTCAATCGTAAATATGTCATTCATTTTTTCTCTTAACATTAATTCATTTAACTTTGGTAGAAAGTCTGATAGTTCAAAATAATCAAATCCACCAAACTTGTTATAACCACTCTTTTTTAGTTTAGAGTTTTGTAGTTCTACTCTTATAGCTATAATGCTATCATTTAATGTTTTTTTATCTTCCATTTAATCAATCACCTCTTCTAATTGGATATACCCCTTTTCTTGTAGTAGGTTTCTTCCAACAATATTATTTTCTTTAATATTTTGTTTTATAACTTCTATTTGTTTTAAAAATTGTCCTTTAACTACTGTATGAATCTCATCGCTTGGCATTGTTGCCATTTCTTGTAATTGTCTTGGACTTCTTATATACTCTTTAACTAACAACGGTAGTTTTTCAAACTCTTCTTCTGAATGATAACTACTATTGCCTATTGCATTTAACAAACTATCCCATAATTCACTATTACTTTCTTGTTTTGGTTGTTTAAGCTCATATATCTTTGTTTTTATAGTTGCAATAGTAGGCATATATTCATTAGTGTTTACTATACATTTAATAGCACGTGATACTTCTTCGTAAGTATTGTCTTTAAACATTTCTTCGTAAAGTTCTACCATATTTGTTATTTCTTCTTCACCCATATCTTTAAATGCGTACGGATATGATGTTCTTAAGATCAATATAATTTTACTTATTTCTTTTCTACTCATTATAAATTTTTCGTAATGTATCTAATACGTTATCCTTTCTTTTATTTTCTTTAATTTCAAATAAACCTTTCCAAGAATTAACTATAGAGTTTTCTATCATCTTGATTTGTGTATTTTCATCATAGTTATTTAATTTATTTATCAAGGCACTTATAGCTCTTTCACTATTTACTGCTTTTAACTTTGTTCTTTGTTCTAAGAAATCATTAAACAACGAATTAACTTTAAGACTTTCAAAATATTTCTTTTGTATATCTTTAGATATATTTTCTTTTATATTTATTTCTTTATTCTTATTATTCTTATTATTCTTTATTATTATGTTGTTATTTGTTTGTTGATTGTTTGTTATTTGTTTGTTAAGTTCTTGATACTCATTGTATTTATTTATTGTTATTATTGAGTATTTGTTTGTTATTTGTTTGTTGATTTCTCCACTTTTTTCTAATTTGCTTAAAGATGTCCTTATTTGCTGATATGTTAATCCAGTATTTTCAGACATTCGTTTTAGACTTGTTAAGCACTGCCCTCTTTTAATAACTTGGAATCCAACTTTACTATCTTCATAGTTAGCATCTAATAATAAGTCAATAAATAAATGAAGAGTATTACTATCTTTGTACCATTGCCAATTAATTAATTTTCTATGTATCAATATATAACCATTCATATTCCTCCCATTTGACTTAAATTAGTTATTAACTATACTTTCTTAAATAGCTCGTAATAATCTTTCCCGTAATGTTCACATAATATTTCAATTTCACCTATAGTCCAGTCATGTACTCCTGCTAACTTAGCACTCACTGTTTGTGGTGTTACATCTAATAACTTAGCAACCTTTGTAAGACTTTCTCTGTTTTTTCTCATTTCGTAAAACAAATCTAGGTATTTGTATTCCTTAACCATATATCTCCTTTCTATAGATACAAAAAAACCGAAATAAGTGTTTTACCTATTTCGGCTAAATCGTTGTAATATATATTATGTTAAGTAGTGTCTTTAGCAAAAATAAGGTAAAATCTATCTTGTCCTTCTATCTATTTACAAGTCAATTTTATAATACTTATTTTGCCAAGTCAATACTTTTTTATCATTTTCTTTAATTTTTGAAAATGATTTACATAATTTGTGTCAACATCTCTTTAAGCTAATTTACTAAGTTTTTTTATAAGATATTTTATTACCTTTTTGTTTCGCTTTTCTTTTATTTCTCTTTCAAATATTCTCATATAATCATCATAGCAATAGTAATTATCTTTATGCTTATAATGAATATCTAGTATCTTCCAACCCATAGATGTTTCATCCCCTACTCTTTTATTTATTGAAAAACATGAATGGTCATAAGGTCTTATGAAAATCTCACCATTTGATTTTTGGTATGTTATTATACAATTCAAAACATTCACCCCCTTTTTTTAAAATGAACTATTATAATTCTTTTTAATTATATAGTCAATAATAAGGTGAATATTTTTATTTAACTAACCAAACATATTCTACTTCTCGATCTCTACAGTCGAAAGTGTCATAAATGATTCCATTTTTACTACATACTATATGTCCATCTGTTGTAATTAACAAAGTAGAATAAGGATACATTCCTGACACCTCTCCTATAGTGCCATAAACGCCGTATAAACGATGAAATGTGTTATTAAGGTAATTTATCACAAAATCCTTTTTATCAAAGAGAGTACCTTCATATTGGGCTAAATCACTCATATAATCATATACGTAGTCCCAAGATTTATTAGTAGCACATGAAATTGCCCTTATTACACAATCATCAGTATATCTATTTACTGCGTTTGCATTATAAAAGCGATACATTTTACATCATACTTCTTTGTAATGTTTCTCTTAGTTGTTGCTTTTGTTCATTGGTATCTGCTTCTTCATATAAAACTTTAATAAAGTCTTCAAGTGCTTTTACCATATAATGAAAAGATTTATCGGTTTCTTGTCCTGCTCCATATCTTCCGTAGCTTTCAGCATATCTACCATACTCTCCAGCCATTCTATCAAGTTGTTCTTGTCCTCGATATTTTGCATCGGATCCTCTTCTTCCATAACTTCCACCACGTCCATATCCATATTCTCTATAAGCTCCTTCACCATAGTTTCCGTATCCACGTCCGTAGTTTCCATAATTACCATAATTTCCATAATTCATATTCTTATCCTCCTTTGCTAAATGTTTTATTTTACTTAACTTGTATATGTAATCTAAATTATTAGATGTAATTCCCTCTCCTTCTTCTAATAATTCCTTAATTGATTCTTCTACTTTTTCAATTAGTTTTTCTTCCAACTTTATCACTTCCTTTCTCGAGTAACGAAATTATCTTTTCTTGATTTTTTAATAGCTTTTCAAAATAATAATTATCCTGTTTTTGCAGTTCTTGCATCAAATCAGTATTATTAAAATCTTGCATTAATATAATGAGATTATATATTTGTAATATCAATGATGCCATATCTATAGAATTATATCTCATTAGTTATTGCTTCTTGAAAGATTAAATGTAGCATTTGTGATAATAGGTATTTGTGTTGTGATAGGTGTAGTAGGAGTTGTTGGAGTAATTACACTAGGAACACTTTGAATTGTTAGACTTGTTGTTCCACGTGGACAAACTCTTATCTTCCTATTAAATGATATTGTTTCATAATCATCTGCTGCATCAAGTGTTACTGCTCTTACTGTGTCAGGTAATAATACACCATCTTCATATAAGCCTATTGCTACTACTCCAGCAGTTGCAGAACTTATGGTAGCACTAAAATTAGCATTATAATAACCGTTATAGTTATTTCCAAATACTTTAAATATTGGATTACCATTCTCATAATCTAACCAACCACCATTGCAACAGAAAGCACACCTTGTTCTTATATTTGTTGTATCATATACTATTGGACTTGAATTACTTGCAAGTACCAATGGTTCATTAATAATTGTTTGTATCATTGTATCTCTCCTTTCATAAATAAAAGAGAATAGAACTATGCCTATCCTCTTAAGTGCAAATTCTGCACTTTAATTAGCAAGTTCTCGTATTCGAGTATGTCGTTATCGACTATTTGCTTAAATTAAACCTGTTGTATAGTTTCCACATCCACACCCATTATTATTAGGGCAAGTGAATATTGGAGTACGTCCATATACTGGTGTACTTGGTACAGGGCAATTACTTAATCTGTTGTATAATTGGTCAACTTCATTAGCAAAGCCTTGTGCAATAAATGAGTTTTGTGCTATTTGTGATGCTTGTAAATCTTTCATTAAGATTTCTCTTTGTAAATCAGTAATCTTTTCATTTTTAGCATCGATCTTGTCATTGCATAATTGGTCTAGTATTCTTTGAGTATTTGCTGTTTGGTTAGTTATAATATCTCTACCAATTTCATTAATTAGTTGTCTATCAGCACAATTTTCACTAATAATAGTACTATTTAGGTTTGCAGTAGCTAAACGATTTTCGCAGCAGCAATCTGCAAATTGACGACTTAATGCAAATGTATCTTGCATTTGATTCATAGCACGATTATTTGCTGCAATTTCAGCATTATAGAAACCATTGCTTACTGTACTATTCATATCAGCACAACAGTTACATAATTGATTGCTTAATGACCAAATACCTTCACGTGTTCCCTCAATTTGATTACTTAGGTGTAATGTATCGAATCCATCATTTGTGTTATTCATGATTTCCTTTTGTCCATTAGACAACCACGCATAACCATTATCGAAACTATTATTACCACCGAAGAAACCATTATTACCATTATTACCCCAAATTAATGCAAGTAAAACGATTAACCAAATAGCACTATCTCCACCAAACATACCATTACCGCCAAAGCCTCCACCATTTCCATACATTACTGGATATGGATAAAAACCATTACCGTTGTTTGTGGCTAATTCAACAGTAGGTTGTATACCGTTATTCATAAATACCTCCTTTCTTCAAGTTTTATACCTAGGTTATTTAACCTTGATACCATATTTATTAAGTTGTTCATTTGAAACCCCAAAGCCATTTGCAAATCTTATAAAACCATTTATTTGACTAGGCGTATATTTACTTGTCATATCTTTTAAAATTTCTTGGGGGTTATTTTGATTTCTTATTAGATTTTGAAATTGTTGAAATGCTTGGGGATTCTTCGCTTTTAGTTGATTCTGTAATTGGTTCATCAACAACATATTTGGATTCATTCTTCGCCATTCCTTTCTTTAATTCTTCAATTTGTGCCTGTAAAAACTCAATTTTAATATCTTTATCATCTTTTGCAATGATTTCAGTAAGTTCATAGGTTTTTATTTCACCTTTATTATTCTTGATCCATACAACACTCATATCTTTACTAAAATATGGTGTTTCACCTAAAACAACTTCTCTTTGTACTTCTTCCATTGAGTTTGCATATCTAATAATATCTCTACTATTAGGCATTAATTGAAATGTTTGATTAATACTTGGTTGAGCTTGTTGTGGTATTTGTGATTTAATTCTTTCCAACTCAGCAATTTGACTATTAATTCTATCTATGTTTGCCTGTGGATTGTAAAACGAATTATTATACATCTTTTCCTCCTAACAAAAAAAGAGTTTTAATAGTTTACTATCTGCTCATCGCTTATTAGGATTACTATTAACACTCCTTTCATTTTAAGAATAATACTTTTAAAATTTTTAAAAGTGTCAAAAAAGTGCAAAAAAAAATTAGTTCATTAAACTAATTAATTTTGTAATTTCCATTTGTAAGTAATTGTTATATAACTCTTTAATCTTTTTGATTTCATATTTAATAGTTCTTTCACTTACACCTATTTCTAAACTCATTTTAACTATTGTGTCTTTATTTATCATCATATCTAGTATTTCTTTTTGTTCATCTGTTAATCTCACTTTATTTATAAAATCATCATATAACACATTAATCTTTAATTTTTCAATCATTTCCCCACCTCACGTTGATATAATACACAAATTAATATCTTTTAGAGTGCAAAGAAAATGCAATTAAATGCAAATTATCGCAAATTATCGCAATTATATATTTTATAAAAACTTACATATTCGTAAGTATATATCTTTCTTTCTGTAACTTATTGTTCTACTTGAATAACCAGTTTTAAATATAATTTCTTTCATTGTTTCGCCTTTTAAACATAAGTCAAGTATAGTTTTCTCTTTCTTACTTTCTTTTAATATTCCTTGTCTTATTATATAATCGTATGTTTCTTTAGGCATATCAAAATAATAATGCTCTTTCATACATCCCCCAACAAGTTGAGTATTATATGTTATATATAATAAAAAGTCAATAAAAAAGAGCAGATCACTCTACTCCACTAATGCTTGATATGTATATTGTCCGACTATACCGTCTGGATTAAGATGTTTAGCTTTTTGAAAATTAACTACAGCTTTTTTGGTATCTTTTCCGAAATAACCGTCTGCCCCACTCTTGCCACATGAATATCCTAATTCAATTAATCTTGTTTGTAACCATTTATTCATAATACGATAACTATTGTTGTATTGCAAATAATGTTTAGCACACGCTTGTTTTGTTTTAACACCAAATATACCATCTTCTGCAAGTCCACATTTGAATTGTTCATTCAATTTGCTTTGTAATAACTTTGTTTGATTTAATGGTTGTGGCTCATCACTATAGTCAATATATTTTAATTTACCATGATAAGTCCATCGTAAACTTTTGCTGCCTTTATAACTACGATTCCCTTTTTTATCTATATCACTTATTATACATTTTTTAGTATTCCAACCTGTTGTACATTCAAATACCTTATTATTGCCTAAATAAATGCCTGTATGGTTGTATTTTGTGCCTTTCATACATAAATACTCACCAGGTATTAAATGCTCGAAATTCGTGCTTACATCACTACAATAATCTAATGCACCATTACAACTAAAATCAGCAACACCATTTGATTTGTAAATAGCACCACCTCTATCTTTGTTTTTGTTAGCACTAAATCCCCATAATATTCCTTTTACACTAAGAACACAGTCCATTCTAAATTTTCCATTGCTTTTATTGTATTCTAACCATAATTTCCCTGAATAGTAATAATTAGGAACATCATTAACTAACCATTTTAATTTATCTATGAATTGTTTGCTTGTAAATACTTTACTCATAATTCACCTCCTTACTCTTCGGTAGGTTCTATTGTTGGATGATAGAAAGTTTCTTTTTTTACAATATTTCCGTCTTCACTCATTAATATAATTGTGTGTCGAGGAACTGATGATACAGCAGCATAACTACACTTTGTATAGTAGTCTTGACTTGCCACTCCACTTTGTACTTCTGCTTCACTATGATAAGTTGTTAGCATAGCACTACCCTGTATTTCTAATACAAATGCACCCATTTATCTCACCTCTCTTATTTTTCTTCGTCTTCTACTTTTGCTTGTGATGGTTTATTAGTTTGATAACCTATGAAGAAACCTACAGTAGATGTTGCTATTGTTAAGAAAGCTACAACTATTGATTTAGTTATTTCTTCATCTAAGTTTCTAACAACTACATAAGCAAATGCTAGAGATAGAAACACAACAATTATTAATGTAATTAAACTTTTTAAATTCATTTTCATTATTTTTCCCTCCTATTTTAAACCTAACTTATATGCTATATAACCTAGTAGTATCCCTAATATTGCATAAAATATATAGTCAATAAGTTTATCCCATTTTTTTCCTTTTTCGTTTTGCGTGTTGTCTAACTTTTTATTTATACTATCAATGTTTTTTTCCATTAATCCTATTTTGTAATCCATTGTTTCTAATATCTTTGTATTTTTTTCTAAGTTTGAAATCCTATTTTCATGATTATCAAATTTAGCTTTTATTAAATCATCACTCATATTTATTCTCCTTTATTTATTTTAAAACAAGCCATAATCATCATTCCAAAAAACCCACCTAATATAAAACTTATTAATCCTATTAAAAAATCACTCATATTTTCTCCTTTTATACTATGTATGTAAATACCATTGTAAATGGTCTACTCGTAGCCAAGTTTGCCCCAATTACACGAACTGTTATATTCCCACTACTATCTATATATCCTATTAATCCAGAAGATGCCGAATAACTTGTTCCACCACCATAAGTTTTTGGTCTTAACGAAGTATTGCTTATTGTTCCTGTGAAACAGTTACTACCTGTATTTGTTGATGAAGTTGTATTACATTCAACAAATAATTGAACTACATTACCAAATCGTGCATAACTACTTGCACTAAGTGTTGCACCACTTGACCTAGTTACTACATTTGTTCCTGTTTCAGTTAATAATGGTGTTAATTTTATCCAACTACCTCTTGTTCCATTAGACCAACCATTATACCAAATACCCTGTGTTGCATTATCACCAATATATAATTGCCCTGTCCACGAAGTTGAGTTTCCAAACTCTAATACTACTCCATTGTTTGGTGCTTCTGTATTGTTTGCTCTTTTTACAATTAAACAACTATTACCCACAGGTGTTCCTACTTGACCTGTTGGTTTTGAATATATACCATTTACTATTTGTGTTTTTCCACTTATTTGTAACTGACCACTTTCATTTTCTATAATTCTACTTGTATAATCACTTGTTGAATTATTGTAATGAAAATCAATGTATGGTGTTGAAGTTGACAATTCTATACTACCATTTTGTAATAATGTTCCACTTACACCATCAGTTGCACTTGATTTATTATTAGTAGATATATTACCACTTGATTTTAATGTTCCATTTACACCTAATTTTCCATTTACATTAAATTCATCATTATCCCACCAATATACTGGTGTTCCTTTAGGAACAGTTATATTGTTAGCAGTTACACCAGAAGTGTTTACACTATCTACTACTTTAGCTTCAAATATATATACTTTAGTATAATCCATACCAGTAAGTTGTTTTGTTGCACTAAATGAATTTCCACTTGTTGTTACAGATAAACCACTACTTGTCCAGTCTTGTTGCCAACTAGATGCTCCACTTTCTTTCCAACGATAATATACAGTTAGGTTGTTACCAACATTAGTTCTAAATGTTCCTGTATATACATTTCCTCTAATATTAATGTTTATTTTGCCATCAGTTGGTAAATTTCTCTTAAATGTGTTTGTATCAGATATAATTGACAAAGGAATATAATTAATAATATCCATTGAATTAGACTGATTTAGTGTAGTAATGTTATCTCGACTATCTTTTACTGTTATAGAAAATACATTTGTTGTTGCTTTATTAAATGTATATGTTCCACTTCTTTGAACACTACTACTACTTCCATCTAATGATATTGCAACACCATTAACACTTGCAGATATAATTGTTGCACCATTTAATGCCTTAGCAGTAATTGCAACTTGAACATTTGAACCATATTTAACTACCTTAGTTGTACTTGTACTTGCACCTGTAGATAATTGAGCAGTTGTTGAATTAATATCAGTTGCTGTTCTAGTAGTTATTTCAGGATTTCCTGATGCAGTAAATGTTTGCTCAGTATAAGTAGGATCTCCAACAGGCGAAGAACCACTATCTATTGTATCTGCCTTAAACTCTAAGATAATACTCTTTTGTGTGCTAGTCATTTTTGTATATAAAGAAGTTGGTGGTGTCCAATTATAATTTTTTGCACTTGTTGTGGCTATTGTTATCCAGTTAGAACTTGAACCATTTTTAACTCTATAAGATAAAACAGTAGAGAAAGAATCACTATATTTAGTTATTGTAATTGTAGTTTGTGTTCCTATTTTAGAAGTATCTACAGCAATAGTACTTGCTCTAGGTATTGTATCAAGTGTAATAACTGCATTTGTTTCACCATAACTAAATGCTGTATTAGAATCACCTGTATAATGGAAGAATAATCTTACTTTACTTGTTCCATCACTACAATGTTGTACTTGTATAATTCTACTTGTATCATCAGAACTTATATTAAATACATTTGATGCAGATAAAGCTCCTTTAACTGGATAATACTTTGTGTTATTAGTTGCTTTGTCAAATCTAAATGTTGTTGATACATTTAAGTTATTTGCTGCTTCTGGTGGTTCACTACCACTTGTTGTATTATATGAATATCTATAATAAGATGTTTTCCAACTTGTATATGAGAAAGTATTATAACTTTGCTTTCTTCCTGAGAATGGTTGATATTCAATTATATCAATATTACTTGCTGTTCTACTTGCTGGATAACCAGTTGTTCCATATAAGTCATCTCTGTATCTCCATCTAATTCCTGCAAAAAATACTGAGTTGTTATTAGTTGAGCCATTTACATATTGCCAATCTCCTCTTGCCATTAATTACCACCTACCCTATAAAGAAGCATCCAGTTCCACCTTCATAATTTTCAAATCTGCTTCTGCTTCCTACTATTAAATAATTATCTACCATAATATTGTCTGTTGCCACTAATGTTTGTCCTTTGTAATTACCATATTGTGTATTATTATCATCTACATATCCAGCAAACAATATTGGTTCATTATTATCAGTTTTTACATTTACACCAACTTCATTTATTGTTGTTTTAGTATTTGCTCCAGATTTCTCGTAAGTCATTCCGTTTTCATCATACGTTGCACTTGCTGTATGAACGACTTCACTTACTATTTGATTATTTTGTTCATCATAAAACTCGCCTTTTAATATTGATTTGATTTCAGTTTTTTTGTATGTATCTGTTTGTATTTCATTTACACTTGTTTGAAGTGTATTAAAAGTACTCATTGGTGTATAATCACTAAACTTACCATTTATAGCAATATCACTATTTTCTAGTGCTTCAGTTCTACTAGAAATAGAACTTATAGTCCCATCTTGTTTATTAACTATTATTTCAGTTTGTCTTAATTTTTCACCTAAACTAACATCTTGTTTAGTTAATATTTGTTGTTCTGTTAAGACAGGACATTTAATTTCACTTGTAAAAGATCCATCAAATGTAAATTTATGTTGTAATACATAACTATCTATATAATTTTCTTCGTCTAAATATATTCGTATTTTATTTCCTTTTTCTAAGAAAGGTTTTCCAGTATAAGTAATTAATGTACATTCAGTATATGTTAAACCATCAACTTTTTCCCATATATTTTGTATAACTGCTTCTCTTTTTTCTTCATTATATAAGAAATAGTCTTCACTTATTACTAATTGATGTTCACCATTTAGTGCAATACTTTCATCATCTTGAATTGTTACATTTTCACTATCTACTGCACTACTTTTAATTATTAATGAATTAATTGGTCCATATACTGTTTTTCCACCCTCTAACGTTGAATAATCACTTGTTTGAAAGGTGTAATCTATACTATCACTTAACCATTTTAAATCTATGTTATAAACGTCATTATTAGCATCTATATTTATATCTACAAATGCACAAGCTACTTTTGCAATAGAATTTAATACCATTCTATTAGTTTCACCACCAACAAATGGATTTGCTTCTACTACAAGTGTGCTATTTGTAAAGTTTAATGTTACAGGTGTTAACCCTAAATAACCACATAATTCTTCATATACATCTGCTAATGTTATCGTTTCGTTTTCATAATCTAAAGTTGTGTCATACTTGTTGTCTAATTGTTGCATTAATAAATCATATCCAATAAAAGAAGTAAAGTTTTCAGTTTGCTCATCTTTAGGTTTTTCTACTATATATGAACCTAAGTTAAGATATTCAGTACTATTATTTTCATACTTAACACCTACACTTACATCAAATTGTCTATTTTCAATAGTATCTTCTAAAGCATCTATAAGTTGTGATTCAAACTTTGTTACATAAACACTACCTACTATATTACCATCATCATAACAACCACTATCTATAGCAAAACTTTGTAATTTATTACTTTGATTTATTTCTAACGTAGGATTAGAAAATTCTATTTTTCCATATCTATTATTATATGCAGGATTTTTACATTCATTTATAAAATCAATACTTGCCATAATACACCTACAATTCTATTATTGCTTGTGATATAGGATTAAACATTTCTACTAAAGCATCATTATTCCCTTCTTTTACAGAAACAGGATAAGCTGCACTAGCAGTTCTATCTCCTCTATAAGCATTTATTGTTTTCCATGTATTTGTAAAAGGATCTAAGAATTGTACTGTCATTGTTGGTTGTAATCTTATTTGTGCAAAGAAATCTACTACTTCATCCCTAGTTAATTGTCTAGTAACTAAATCAAGTCTATATTTTGTAGATATTACATTTAATATCATTCTTCCATCTGCTGTAGTTGTATCACGTCCACTATTTTTAGAAACATCATACCAACCAACCTGTGATTCGTTTGATAAGTATTTAGATATATCTACATTATTTATTTTAACTTTACTAATTACTAATGAAGGAGATGCTAATGAATATTTATATGCACCTTGTACAAATTCTTGTATCATCATATCACCATCTTTCATTTTCCCTTTAAAGAAAAGTGCTACACAAGTATCTATGCAGGGATGTTAATAGGACATCTACCTGTTTGTTTAGTTTTTTGGTTTATCTTATCTATTACTACACCTTCATCAGTGTGAGCATAGAAATGTATTTCACCACCACCGATGTTTACATTACGCATAGCATCTGAAACAGCAGTATATATTGCACTTGCAATTTGAGAACGATTTAATACTTCAGTTCTTCTATTAATGTTGCCAACTATTTCAGCACCATGTTCACCAGCAGCAAACAATGTACCATGATTTGGTAAACCACCATTTGCAAATTGTGGTATTTGTGAATAATTACCTGCTTCAAATATTCCACCTTTTGCTGCACCTATTGCGTTGAATAATGGTTTAAATAATGGATTGTTTTTGTATTTATTAATTATATTGTTTATTGTTTGACTTGCCTTATCTTGTGCAGTTACTATAACAGATTTTTCAAGTTTTACACTATTAAATCCTTTTTGTAATTGCTCAACTATTGTTTTAGCCTTATTATACATTTCTTGTTCTTCTGGGGTTAATCCTTCTTGTAACTTCCAACCTAATTCTGTTCCTGCTTTTGTCATTCCATATTGTAATTTTTCTTGAATTTGAGGTGGCAATTTTTGATATTCTAATAAAGCATTTTCAACTGATTCTTCACCCATTTTAATCCATTGTTCAATTACTTCATCTGTTATTTCACCATTTCGGGTTTTATTCAAAGCCTCTAATCTGTCAAAATATTCATCAGCTTTCTTTATTTTTTCTTCTTCTGCACTTACTAATTTGTCATACTCTTCTTTTGAATATTTATCTCGATTATCAGCAAGTTCTTTTAAATGTTTTTCAGCGTTTTCCTTTTCATTTTTCCAATATTTTGCTTTAGTCTTCTCGTCTTCACCTAGTAATTGTGCTTCGCCACTTAAATATTCATCTAATGCTTTATAGTTTTTCTTTAATGATAAACCATAAGCCTTTTCAAATGTATCTATCGTATTTTGATAATTTTCAACTACTTTGATGTTATTTTGATAAACTTCATTTTGCGTATTTATTTTAGTATTTAAGTTTTCATATTCTGCAGCCATTTCTCTTAATTCTTTAGGATAAGGACCAAATGGATCTTTATTTACTTTGTCAAACAATTCAGTCATTTCATCATTTGTTAATCCATACTTTTCAGCATTTTTTTCTACTAATACATTTTGGTCAAATATTAGATCATTAAGATATTTATAACTATCAGAAACATCTTTGTTTGCTTTCTTGATATTTTTAAGAGCATCATTATATCCTTCTTCTAAAATATTAAGTTTTGCCATTGCTTTCTTTTGAAGTATTAAGTTATCAATTTCATCTTCTAATTCATCATATTTTTGAATTACTCCATCTACTACTTTAATTTCTATACCAAATGCTTCAGATAATATACCAGTAATAACTTCGGCTCTATCTTCATAGCCTTTTTTAACTTTTCCGTTTTTATCAACTATTGTATCTAATTCATCTTTAAGACCTTGATAGTAAGCCATTTCATCATCACTGTCGGTCATCATATCTTTTGCTTTCTTTACTGAATCAGTCCAATCATCTATTTTCTTTTGTGATTCTTCTCTTGCATTGTTTATTTTGATTTGTTCTTCATCAAAAGCATCACCAATGCCTCCAATAGCAGTTATTAATGTACCAATACCACCAATAATTCCACCTATTAATGAACCTATTGGTCCAAATATACTACCTATTTGTGCAGCACCAAACATAGTTGCTAATGATCCAGCTAAACCAGCAATTTGATTACCCCAATTAATACCATTGTGTGCCATATCATCCATAGCAGCATTTAATGTTAAGACACCTGTTGTAGCTATTGCCATACCTTTTACTACAGTAGTCATTTTACCTCCTACTCCAGTTAGGAATTTACCCATAGCAGTATCAGTAGATATTAGTTTTCCTAATAGTTTTGAAACAGCACTAAATATTTTTCCAAATATAATCTCTAAACCTAAGCCAACAAATAATTTTCCTTTTCCACTTAGATTGCCAAACCATTTTGCTAGATTTTTTATTGTAGTTCCTAAACCTTGATATTTGAACTCAACTTCACCAGTTAATGGATTAATTACTTTTTTAAAACCAAGTATTTCCATCCATCTATCACGAATTTCAGTTGCCTTCATTCGTACTTTATCCATTAAGTTATCATAACCACTAATAGCATCTAATAAACGTTTATCAATGCCACCTGTAAGTCCACCAGAACCTACTCCACCACCACTACCTGTTTTACTAGGAGTAGTTAAGTTATTTATTTGGTCAAAACCTAATACTTGACGTTTTAATTCTTTTGCTGCCTTAGTAGCATTACCTGCACCTGTTCCTATATCTTCAAACGCATCATAAGTGTCTTCTAAACTTGCAATTCCTGTATTATAATCTCTTGACTCTATTCCAAAGATATTTGCTATCGCTTTAGCAATTTCCTTTAATACCATTAATATTGCATTAGCATAAGGCAATATATCAGCATACATTCCCATAAATAAGTTTGCCCATGCAACTTTAACTTCAACTAATTGTTGTTTAAATATTTTTAATTGGTTTGCAGGAGATTCTATAGTTTCAGCAAAATCACCCATAGCAGCTTTAGCTTGATGTAAAGTAGATATATAACGTAATATTTGCTTTTCTGCTTGGTTCATATCGTTAACAGTTCTATCAGTTATACCTAATGCTGCTAACGTAGGCTTCATACTTTGTTGTGTAACATCTATACCAAAAGACCTTAATGGTTTCGTTTGTCCAGCATATACACCTGCTCTTAATGCTTCAGCAGTTGCTTTTTCACTACGATTATATAAAGATGCTAAATCGTAGGTTAATTTAAGCATATTTTCAGACATTATAGCAGCTTTATCTTCACTTATGCCTTGGTTAGTTGCCATTGCTTGAAACAAACCTTGATAACGAAGTGTTTCAGTCATGTTAGTTCCAAATGCTTCATTTAATTTCTTTTGGAACTTCATAGACTCTCTTCCTAATGTAGAAAAAGTCTTTACTCCATCTTTTTCAATGTTTTTAAATATAACATTAAATAAGTTTAATTCCTCGGCTCTATTTACTGCACTATCAAAGAAATCCATTGCTTTTAAGCCAATTCTCTTTGCACCCATAACAGTAAATAATTTAGAAAAAGCACCTTGTAATTTACCAATTCTATTTAAGGTTTTATCTAAAACATTTAATGTTTGTTCACCAGTGGTTTTTAATTGTAGTTCTAAAGTTTGATTATTCATTATTGCTTATCACCACTTTCTCCCTTTTCATTTGGTTGTGCTTTCTTTTCGTTTTTGCCCAATATTGCTTGTACTTGTGATATTCGATTTTTAATTTGTCGTTCGAGTTTTTCACTTTGACTCATTTTTTCTCTTTGTTCATCTTCCTTAGTCAAATTGTAAGGCTTTTGAGCATAAGATATTTTCTTACCTTTTCCAAATGAATTAGCAAGTGCAACCGATACAGCTTCAAAGAAATATGCCCCTTGTAACCATAATTGAAAATTCATTGCCTCTTGTTCATTTTTTAATTTATTGAAGTAAGAAAAACGGTATGCCCAGAATAGGTCTGGGTTATCTTCCCAAAACTCCTTTACAGACATACCGTATGTAATTGCCATAGGCAATAAATCATAAAACCAATCTGTTAAGTTTTTATATTTCTTGCCTTCCTCTTCTATTGTTCGATTATCTCGAGATCCTCCTCCGTCTTCTCGGAGTTCGTACCTGCTAGGGCATCTATAAAAGCTGAATATTCTTCAAATGCGAATTTTACAACTTTATTTACCATTGCTTCACCTTTCTCTTCAGCATAACTGTCCATTAATTTAATTGCTAAATTAGGATTAACAGTATTGCTATAGTTTTTTACAAACAATGATTGCCATAGGATTTCTCTATATGTTATTGGTTTCTTATAAAACTCTTCTATATTGAATCCTACTGATTCTAGCCATTTAATTGAATCTCTATTATATTCAAGAATATATTCTTTATCCTTGATTTTTAATTTTAATTGACGCATCGTTTATTTCCCTTCCTTTCATTTACTAGGCACTAGCATTTATTTTTGCAGCAACTTGTTGTGCAGTTAGATATGTACCAGCAACGCTTGGAGTAGTATGTAGAGTACATTCCATAACTCCACCAACTGATTCTTCATTAATCCAAGTTTGACATACACCTTTGTATTCAAATCCTGCTCCATCTGGGAACTTAATAAGAATATCTTTTGCGATGTTATCACAAACAGCTTGTACAGCATTTAGATTTTCTTGTGAATAGTTGTAAGTGAAGTCCATATCTCCTGTATCTGGTCTATCTGGAATATATACCTTTACTGGATCACTTGATGTAGTGGTTTCTACGTTTCCACCTGCTTGTCCAGTAGCAGGCATACCTTTTACTGCTACTAATTTTGCAGCGGCGTATTTTGTATCTGTTGTTGCTTTAACTCTTAGTTCAATACCTAAGTCTATCATTTATATCACCTCTCATATATTTTCCCTTTAGAAGTGCTTTTATCTTAACGTTGGATATATAACCAAGTTGTCATTACCATATTTCGTATCTAAAACACCTGTTAATCTTATCATACCTCTATGAACATTATCATCCATATTATAAGCATCATGATTAACATTAATTGTGAAATGATAATTGTCTTTTATATAGTTAACTATTAATTTAATTAACTCATCACATATAGTTTTTTTAGATACTTTTTTGTTTTCTATTTGTCCTTCAACTGTTGTTTCTATTGTTTCATCAATAGCATATATATTAATTTCTATACCAAAATTATAGGTTTCTTCGCCATAACTAAGATTATTATATCTATTTGTTACGGGTAATAAACAAATAGGAATTATAGGAAATATCTTACTATCTTGTGGAGTTTTCTTTACTACTTTAGCAAAATATATATTATTTGCTTCAATATACTCTTTTAAGTCAGGATAAATTATTTCTTCAAATACTTCTTCTACTAACATATTTACTCACTCCTTAGTACATCTTTCCTACAGTTTTATTTAATTCAACGTTTACATAATCACCAAGTTCATCTTTAATGTCTTGAAATGCACTATAGAACATATGCCTGCTAGGTAAACCTTTAGTCCATGCTCTTAGTTGTCCATTAGGATCTACCCACTTAATTGGGTTTGCGTCACTTTCAGTGGTTGGATACCACCAACCTGCCTCTCCGTGATTATGTTCATCATAAACCCAATTCTTAAATGGATCTGCTGGATTTGGATGTGAATTACCTGCACCTACAATACCAGTACCCATTTCATTAAAGATTATTACCCAATCATTAGTCCATACTCTGCCTATATTTTTATTTGCATCATATTCCCATTCTATTGCACCAACATGATTTAGAATATTATTGTCATAACAGTATTCTAATACTTTATTATACATAGCTTCGGTAGCATATTTAATTGCATCATTGACACCTTTTTTATAGTTATCTTTGAAATCTTGAATTTGTTTTTTTGCCCTTTCCAAACTCTCTAGTGACATAAGCATCGTTATCGTTTTTTTCATGTTTTTCTTCTTTCTTTTCTTCTACTAATGTAAAACCTGCTTTTAAGAAGTTTTCTTTATCTTCTTCTGTAAAAACAACTACACCATTATTGAATTTATACATAAAACACCTACTTTCCTATAATTTGTTGCATATAGATTACTATAACAGAATTACCTACTCTTGGTGGTAATAATACATAATTGGCTTTATCACCATTTTTGCTTTCACCTTCAGGAGTAGCATCATATAAATAAGCTACATCAAATTCCTTAAATAAACCCTCATATTTCCTATCAATTACCATTCTTTGAGTTATACTTGCCTTTTCACCAAACTCGGCTATTTCAGCAGCAGATTTAACACCACGATAATTAAAACTATATTTTACTGGAGTATCATATATAACTACCTCATTGCCTTCATCATCTAAATCTACATCTAGTTTTGAAGCAATGTATAAGTCTTTATTCCATGTATCAGGATTTGCTCTTACTGGTATCATTTAGGAACACCAGCCTTAGGAATTAGTTCATCTAATAAAGATTTAGAAATTAAACCACTTAAATAACTTACTGATATACCATTTTCACTATATGATTGTACGTTAGCACTATCTTTCTTGTTATAAAGTTCAATAGCACATCTTACCAACCACATATCCATTCTCCATGTAGTAGGTAATTCAGCAGTATCATTAAATGGATAAAGTGTATATAAAGCAATGCTTTTAGCATCATCTAGTTTTGCTTCAAATATATCATCTAGTGAATCATCATCTGAGTTTCCTAGAATAGATATTCTCATTTTTACTAACATTTCTTCTCTACTCATATTTACACTTCCTTATCTCCATTATTGTTACAATTCCTTTTTGATACAATTCTCTAGCACGTTGACAGTCTAAATATCGTATTGTGCCAGATGGATAGTATTTATTATTTTCTTTAACATCATTGTAAGCAACTAAAGTTCTTACTTTAAAGTTTTTTTCCATAACTCTACTACCCCCTTTTGTTCATAATTAACATTTTTAGGAATTTTGTTTACTATTTTGTCTATATCTTTTTTAGTTAGTTTCATATCAAAAGGAAGTATATAACCATTTACCCCATCTTTCAAATCTTGTAAAGCATTAGGAAATGGTGTACATAAGGTTGGTACATGACTTTGCCATGCTTCATACATTGTCAAACAAAATGATTCAGTATCAGATAATTGCACAACATAATCATAGCCACCCATTATTCTTTGTCCTTCTCGTATTGGATCATGAAGTATCATATTCTTATAACTTACATTACCTAATGGATTTGTACCATATATGTCAAATACATAAGTATAGCCATATTTTTCAAGCAAATCACAAAGCATACACATACGTTTATAGCCTTTTTCTTCAGTTAATCTAGTAAAGGCGACAAGTTTTATTTGTACCTTTTCATTATCAAGTATATTAGGAATAACTATACTATCATGACCAAACTCTCTAATAAAAGATTGTCTAGCACATTCACTTACAGATATATACTTCGTATTAGGATCTCTTTCTCGATATTTGTAATCCCAAAATTTCTTCATCTCTGTCCAGTCTGAATGTATCATTTGATATAGCTCTTTGTATCTTATTTGTTGAAAATATTCATCATCAACTAAGACACTTGTAATTATACAAATATCACATTCTATTGGAGAAGTAAGTTCAATAACTACATCAACGTATTTACTGAGCATTAAGGCATTTTCAAAACTAATATCTCGACACACAAGTGTCATATCGTATTCATCACCAAAATTCTTACAAAAGTTTCGTAAAAACGTTTCAACTCCACCTATTTCATTATAGTAGTGTTGTAATAATACTATTTTTTTCTTAGCCATTTTACTTCTCCCTTTAAATATGATTTATATATTAAGCACTAACTGTCTTAACTTTAATTCCTTCTGGTTTAGTGAATGTAGTACTTAAACCAGTAATCTTTCCGTGAAACCATTCTGGTCCATGGTCAAGACCAATTTGTCCAAAGATTTGATATTTATAACTTGCACCATCTTTAGCAAGTTCTTCTCTAAAGAAGTTACCTTTGCCCGGTACAGGTTGTTCTACTGGACCACAAACTGCTGGGTTATATATTAGTGCAACACCATCTGGTAAGAATGCACCTAAACCAACACGAATAGTTGTTCCAATAGGTAAAATTATATCTCTTACTTGAATACCATAAGCATTCATATAAGGATTACCTACTGGCATACCCATTTCAACTGCATTACCATGTAATTGTAGTAAGTTAACTCCATTTACTAATAATTGTAAATTAGAAATATCACCACCAGCATTAGCAATGTCAGTTACTACTTCGTTTACTAACCATAAATCTAATGCAGCACCTGAAGCAGCTTTTACGTTAGTAGTAATAGCAGCTAACATACCACGAGTTTTGTTTACAGTAGCATCTGAAGTAGCTTTGTTATAAGTTCCTTGAATAAATGTTTTTTCAATAGAACGTTTGATTTTTTCCATTTTTCTTGCAGTTTGGAAATCTAATTCGTTAGTAGGATTTTCAACTTGTCCTGCAATGTTTACTCCACCTAAAGTAGCCATATTAGATTCTTTAGCATAACTTACAGCAACAGTTTCATGGAAAATTTGAGTTACGTTGCTCATTTGAGTTCTAGTAACATAAGTTGCTGTTGGAGCAGTTAATGAAGCAGTTTCACTAATATTAGGAATTGCTCCTTCTTCACTTGTATAATATTGTCCACAAACAAATTCTACAGAGTTTGTGTATTTTACTCTTCCTGAAATTGAATTTAGGAATGGAGTACTTGTATCAGCCTTGTTATATAACAAACCTGAATAGTTTGGAACTAAGAATGATTGTACAGTTCCTGTGTTCATTTTTATCACCTCTCAAAATTATTTTTTCCCTTTGAAAAGTGCTATTATTTGTTTTAAATAGTTGCTTTATGTTCTTCTTGATATATTTTACTGATTAATTCAGTTTGACGCATAATGTCTTTATTCTTTACAGCGTCTTCATATTCTTTCTTTAATATATCAGCTTTGCTTAATGAAGAAGAACTATCCGATCCACCAATAGGTTTAGGAGTTTCACTCAATAACTTAGTAGTTGTTGCTTTTTCGGCTTGATCCTTAGTCTTGTTGATTAAAGATATAAAACTATTTGCTAATTTGATAGATTTATCGTAATCTTCACTTACAATAGTTGCTAAAGTTTCTTTTAATTCAGTATCATCGTCCTTAATATCAATACCATTTTTTAATAACAACTTTTGTACTGCTAAATCACTTTTTTCAATAGCGTTTAGTTTCTTTTCTTCTTCAAACTTTCTAAGTTCTTCACTTTTCTTTTCGTCTTCAGTCATTTTTGACTTTTTGAAATCTTCGTATTCATTTTGTAAAGTTGAATACTCACTTTCAGTGTTTTTTAAACGATTACTAAGGTCATTGTATTTATCTTTTGGAATAACTAATTTAGCCAATTCCTTAGACAATGCGTCAACTCTTTCCTCGTTTGTTGTGTAAGTTTCATTACTTAACACTTGCTCAATAGCTTCTTTCATTTTTTCCTCCCACTCTTAATGTTTTTATAGTTGTCACACCTCAACTTACCAGAGTGCCATAGACTTTTATGCTCTCTATGATGAGCAAATTTAATGCTTTTATAAGCACCTATGAAGATAGAACTCTTAATCGATTTAATTCTATCTCCATAGCTACCTATAAAATAGGTAGAAGAACCAGTCCATAAGACTGCACTAATTAAAAGTTATATTCATTGGCTGGGAATGAAAGGATCGAACTTCCAAATACTAGGTTCAAAGCCTAGTGACTTTACCAATTTGTCTAATTCCCAATATGGGGGGATTATTTGTCCCCATTTGATGTTTCCTCTTCTTTTTCAGAAGGGTTGTCATCACTATCTAAAGAAGATGTTTCATCACTCTTCTTTTCCCTAAGTTGTTTGTTCGCTTCACCTACAAATAACTTAATCCAATTATCAATTCCACCATAGAAATTCATAGATTTGTTATATGCTTCATTTGTATCACTAAATAGACCGCTTGTAGCCATAGCAACATCAGGTGAAACACCACTATTTATTTGATTCATTAATCCTTGTGATTTAACTAAGAAGTTATCGCTCTTATTTCTAGTGAATTTTTGCTCTACTTCTTTTATATTAAGATTAGTTATATCACTCCAAGGAGATAATGAACAAATCCTCAATTCTAATTCTAACTCAGGCTTAGAACAACGTTTAAATTGCATTTCGTCTTGTTTAGCACGTTCATCAGCCATTGTCCAACCTTCTGAAAGCATACGAGCTTGACCTGTATCACCACCAGAAGTTCTTTCAGTACTCTTAGGAATACCTATAATTTGTAATGCTGTATTTAATAACCTATCATGTAATACTTTAGTATTTCCATGATCTATATTGTTAGATAAAAGTTTTAAATCAGCAGGTCTTGATGGATCACTTGTAGCAATTTTAACTGCACCTAAATCTAGTAATGCTGAATAATCTTCAACATCTATATCTTGGTTAACAAATACTAAAATACTTTGTATAAATTGCTCTAATCCATCTATTTCATCAGAAGTAATACGATTTATTTGATTTAACAAGTCTAATACTACTTCAATGATTCCTAATCTTGATTTATTCAAATAATATTCAAATATAGGAATATCGCCTAATATATGATTTTGTTTAAATCTAACAGTAAAAGCACTACTTAAATTTTCCTTATTTACTTCATAATAACCATTTTTAGTATATACACTACCTCTTAAGGTAGAATCTTTTACACCTATCGTATAAGTAAAAGCAAATAGTTTTTTGTGTGGTAAATAACTTGAATAAACAATAAATGTCTTCTTACTATCTAAGTTATCTACATTAAATGGACTTTCAAAGTCCCCTACTTCACTTGGTAATACTAATCTATGCCCTATTCCAGATACATAAATGCTTTCTGCTAACTCAGTATCCTTAGGAAATTTATCCTTAGCTAACATATAACTATTTAAAGTAGATACTTGTGGGTTTGCTACATCACCACGTTGTACATATTGGATAGGTTCACCAAATACGTAACTTTTCTTAAATTCAGTTATAAAATAAGCATTATTTTCGACAACCGTATTATTAATAGTAGGTCTTACTTCCTTAGTTTTGCCAATAATAGGTTGAAATCCCTTATAATATTTCTCTAAATAATCAATTTCATACGCATTTTGAAGATGAACTGAAAATACATCATTAAGTATTTTAGTTATAGTTTCAGTATTCATGTCTTCAGGGTTATAATCTGCGTAAATTACCTTTCTACCAAATAGTCTTATTTCTTCAGGAGCTATCATAGTAGGTTTAACAGAAGTTGATTCTACAGGTCTAACTGCTGTAGATTGGTTATTATTTTCGTTGTTTTCATTCATACTATCACCACATTCCGTCCCCTAAACAAAATTGGGAACATAATCATATAAATACGGTTATGCTCCCGTGTAGCACTAAGCAAACTGCAAAGGGAAATCACGTTTGCTCACATAACAAGTATCACGAAACGTAAAAATATTCTATTTTTAAAGTCTAAAAGTAGAACAACTTTTTGCCTAGTTTACACTAAAAAGGTCTTCTAACCGCTTTCGGTTTTTGTAAAATACTCCTTCCAATAATAATTTCAGAGTTGTACATTGCAGCACCATCTGGACCATCATCAAATTTGTTAGGAAAATCAAAAGAATACTTCGTTATATTGTCCATTAATCTTCCAATATCGGTATTAGGTTTTACTAAACTCTTATCTATAAAGATAATGTTGCGTTGAATACCACCTAAATTGTTCTTAATTCTTTCTTCTTTCTTCTTGGTGTTGTATAATTCAACAATTTTACAAGTAAAACAACCTTTTTCAGTTAATTTCCCCTCTAATAAAGGTTTTAATGATACATCTATGTTGTTTTCTATTACTAAAGTCGTTATATTGTCATCAATTATCTTATTTACTATATCATCATACAATTCTTCCATAGGTTTCTTACTAAATATACAATCCCAAAGAAAATGTTTACCATGACCATCAGGTTTACATATAAACATATTAAGATTATCTTTACCTCGTCTTTTGGTATCCATTACCGCCATACAATAAGGTTCTAAGTCTTCAGGTGGTGTAATATACGTAGTTAAGTTTTCCCAAGCCATTTCACGCCCAGTTGGAGCAATAGGATTTTGTTGATATACACAACTAAATAAGAATGGATCAGTGGTATTCCTTATTTGCTCAGCTACTTCCTGCGGATATACTTCTTCACAAGTAGTTTTATCTTCTTCATCAAATAAAGGAACACGAATAACGATAGTATCATCATTTCGCATTATATAAGGATTATCAGTTTCACGTAATGGATTAATCTTACTTCTATCATCAATTATTCTATTTAAAATGTCTTCAGGACACCACTGTGTACCTACGAATAAGAACTTACAACGTTCTCCATCACGTCTATTCCACCATTCTGTATTCCATTTATCATAAATACCCCTATGAATTGCTTCACTATTAGCTTCTTCTGCACCTTTCGTCATATCATCAAATATAATCGCAAAATTAGCTCTTTCACCAGTGGTAGAACCACTCCTAGTTCTCGATATTAAGTTAGATTTTGGAACATTTGCATTTTTTAATTTCCAGTCAGATTCACGTTCTACATCAAATGGTTTACCATTATAAATAGCAAAGCTAGGAAATATTTCTACGAAGTTAGGACTTAATAAATAACCCTTAACCGTTCTCGAAAAACCTAATACAAGTTCATCAGAATAACTCATACGAATAATAGAGTTATCTATACTCATACCAAAAGCCCATGCTTCCCATAAAGTAGCAATATAAGATTTACCAATAGATGGTGGATAACACACAACTACATAATGAAGTTTAGGATTAAAGGCTAATTCCTGTAAAGCATCAACATAAGGTTTTAAAACTTCACGTCTTTTAGCAAGTACCTTTCTAGGTTGATCCCATTCCATATAATCTACGAAACATTCAAAATCTCTTCTCGCACAAAAACAATAAACTCTCCTATAATAATCAAAAAAGGAAGCCATATAAGTTAAGCTCCCTTTATTAACTAAATTATATAAGATAGGAATAAGTTTTTTCTTCGCTACTTTCGTAGATTCCATTTCATCCTGATTATACCACATTTCTAGCACATTTAAGGCACTCTCACACCATTCGAGTTTATCTTTCTCGGACAATCTATCAGCTCGAAGAGCCTCACAAATGTCACTGAACGTGTCCCCCAACGTATTTTCACGTTTCTTTATCTCAATTTTATCTCCTACCTTAATCATACCCTACTCCTTAGGTAATTTTATAATGATAGGTTTACCTGCTTTATAATTATCAATGATTAACTCATCAATCATCTTTTTTACTTCCATAGCTCTAGCCTCAGTTTCGTATTCTGCTACAACCATACGAGAATCATTAACTAGAACATTCTTTAAATTTCTATCAAAGAAGTATTCCTTATCTACTTCATTATTGAAATACTTAAGTATCTTATTAAATATCTTATCCTTAGGAAATTCTTCATTATTTAATACTCTACGTATATTTTCCCTATAATTAGATTCAAACGCTTCTATAAATGTATCTTCCCCTATCTCTTTCTTACTTAATAATTCCTTTATCTTAGTTCCAACGATATTTCTAGCTTGTCTAATACCGATAGAAATACCACTTACAAACCATGTATCAGTTTCATTTTGACTTATTAATAATATTTTTCCCATAATTCCTCCTTAAATCTTACTAAGTCTATCTATAACTTTCTTAAGTTCTTCCTTACCTTCCTTCGTAATAGGTGGCATAACCATATTAACTAAAGTTCCACTTCTTAAATCTAACGCCTTTTCCCATTTAGCAAGTATCTTCGGTCTAAATTCCCAAGTACCAACTAAATATTCAGAAACTAACTGATAAGAAGAACATTTATCACCTAATTTTTTCTCAATAGAATTAAGTTCCTCACAAAAACGTTTTCTCGTCCAACCTTTCTTGGTTAGGATCATAGAAATGTAATCACCTACATTAATCATATCGCTTAATCACCTTTAACGTTCTCGATTTACCATTGACACAACTAACATAACCTCTATCAATTAGAATCGTTATACGCTTGAATATTGAATTAACGGTAGAATTTAGTTCACTCGCTAATTCACGATAAGTAGGACTATAACCATGTTCCTTAATATACCAATCAAGGCATTCTAACACCATTCTCTGCTTAATCGTTAATTTTACTGCTCGTTCGTACATCTTCTTCACCTAAAATCCAACATAGCGTACTTATTTCATCTCTCTGTCGTACTTGATTCTTAAGTATATAATCTATTCTACTTCTCATCTCATCTCTACTTACAGCAAATTTATATTGATTTCTAAAATCCCTAAGAAAATTAGATAGATACATATAATCTTTATACGCTTTGTATAAAACACCAGCATCCATAAGGTCTTTTTCCCTTAATTCACTATAATCACTCATTAGAATTTTCCCCTTCCAAAGTTTTCTCATAATTTTTCTTATATATAGTATCCCTAAACATATCAACAAGTGATTGATATACACATTTACCAATATGAATTATATAAGGATTTACATAAAAGACACTATCTCGACCATCTCGAACTATCTTGATAACATCATCACGAATTAAACCACGTAGCTGCCTATCTATCGTAGCAGAAGATACGCCACAAGCCTTCGCTAAATTAGTACGATTAATTAATACTCCATTTCGATAACTTAATTTCCCCGTCTGATACCCTACATACTCTATCATACTCGCAAATATCGGGTATTTTCGACAGATCATACCAAATGCTCTCATATTAATCTTACCAAAACGCATCTTAATAGGAACAAGTTTCTTAAGGTCTTCTATTTTTCCCCTACGAAGTATCCTATCTCCCACGTTTAAGATAGCTAAACTCTCACTATCGCTTAATTCCTTTATTATTTCACCGTTTTCATCGGCTATATATGTTGCTTTATCTATATCAAACTTTTTCATACCTAATTTACTATCACATTTGATAGTACGTTACCCCTATTTTTAATACTTTATACCCTCAAATTTGACTACTTTCTAAATCATCATTTTACTTAATAGTATCAACACTTTTATCAACCTTTTTTATAAAATAGTCCTATCTATAATATCTCACGTCCCATCCTATTCCATAATAGAAAGGAGGAATGAATATCAGGTAATAGTTTTTACGTGTGACACTACGAAATACACTTTTATAATAGAAAGGAGAACTTATACCTTTTTCTATTCATTCCGTTTTCACTATATCATATTATTTACTCTCATTTCACTCTCATTTTAGTAAAAATTTAAAATTTTAATTCCTTTTTGTTTTTTAGTATATATTTTTGAGAGTAAAAATACCCCCTCGTATCGTTCTTATATAGTGAAGGGGTATTGTTAACGCTCGTTTACAATATAAAAAACTATTATAAAATAACAATATTAAAACATTTAT